AATAATCTAAATCCAACGGAATACATTATTCAATTCCTTTGTTATGTTAGGAGTTTTTTACAGGAATATATGTAAAAAAACCATCACCACCACCACCACCGCCACAACTTAGACCATCGGGGCGATGGAGCGTCTTGCGACATTAATCACTATCGCTATAATCCCACTCCTCGCTTGAACTATCTTCACGCCAATTCGCCTTTCCTTTCGCAACGAGGGCGTCACGCCGTTTTTTCGCTTGATGCTCTTCGTCATCACTTTCACCGTCTTCGGCGAGTAGCCATAAGTTCCGCTCGGTCATCGCAAGTTGCGGGTAGTTCTTAAAAATACAACACCACCGACTTTTGAGTTTTTTGATCGCCTTGATTTCGTTATTATCAAAACCGACATATTCTTTTAGTAAATAATTAATACCCTTCATAGACCCGCTGTGCGGAAAATAGACGATTTCATGTGCCTCGTTTAGAACACGACGCGTGTCTTTTCCTGCCGTCGGCAAATGGTTCGTGATAATACAATATGTCTTAAAATGGCGACCAACCTCTAATACCGAATTCAAAGTGGCGATGACCGCTTCACGGATCTTCTTATCGCTAATCACATCAATATCATCAAAGATGACGAGTGCGTCCTCAAAGTCGGCGCTGGTGAGTTTATCGGTGATAAGGGCGGGTGATAATTTAATGCGTTTTACATGATGTTTATCCAATACCTCATCCTCACTCAAAGCGGAAAAAAGGTAGATGTCGCCACCCTTGAACTTCTTTTTGTATTCCTTGATATAATTGCTTGTGAATGTAGATTTACCCGACCCTGATGGACCGCAAATGTAAATAATCTCACGCTCTTTTGTTGTGTTCGGCACGAGTTGAAATTTACTTCCTTGCGGTAGTTCAATATGTTTATATGTTCGCTTTTGCCCCTCTTCTTCTTGCGGGGCGACGCTCACGATTTTATTGGCGAGTTGCCCTCCCTCTATTTTTGCTAATGGACGACCGACCTTATCAAAGTTTAATGTAGAACTCATGTCTTCGTTTAAAATAAGACAAGAAAAAATCTAACTGGGTAGGACGCTCTTATTGCTTTTCAACCACTCACGCGTCTCTGCTTCTATTTCTTTGTCGAGTTTTCCGCTGACGGATTTCACCTGTGCGAGTGTATTTATTTTCGTGCCGAGTGTATTTCCTAAATCATCTAAATTTACACGGATTTTTTTTTCAAGGTCACGATCGTCGGGGCGATGCTCTGCGAGCAATTCAATCGCTTTTAGATTGCTTGATGCCTTATATTTTTGTCCCGTAGATGAATTGAATAACTGCGACAATTGAACTAACTTCTCTTTCTGCCCTTTCAATCGATAAATAGAATACATTCGTTTTAGTGATTTATATATTTTTCCCTCGCCCTTATAATATTCATAGTCCTTTTTGATCTTCTTCACAAGGTCTTCAATCGGGGGCATTCCGCTAAATGAATAGATGATGGATAATTCGGTGAGTTCGTTCGTCTCACGCACGAATACAACATAATCAATTTTGATGAAGTCCAACCCACTCGGTTCGCCGACCGCTTTTACGAATTGCTCCTTACTGAACCACGGTTCAAAGAACTTCTTCTTATCTCCATTTTTCCGCTGGACTTTTAATTCAATAAAAGTCATTTCATTCGTCGCTTGTGCTCGTTTTAAAATGCGTTCTAATTCTGCGAACATCCGCCCCGCATCTCGATCGCCTGTGATGCTTGAAAAAAAATCAAAATCGCTCGGGTATTTTTGAACTGCTTGCGACCCCGTCCCTAACAATTCAATTTCATTATCGCCCCATTTCAAAGCACGAGTAAAAATACGAAGCTCTTGTCCCTGTTGCTTTTTTTGTGTTATATCCATTATTATAACACAAATATAATATTTTCGCTCACTTGTCGTAAGTCTTATAAGTGACCTTCTTCATCTTACCGGTATTCACCTTGTAGTTCTCGTTGCGAACACGGAAGGGGTTCGGGTTCTCGTCTAAATCAACCGGCTTCTCCTCCTCCTCTTCATGTCCCGCCTGTGCCGCTTCAATCGGTTCCTCGTGTCGTCCATAGGCAAAATCGTCCTTATCGTCATAACCCGTAAGCGCGTTTGTGTAGTGATAATCGCGACTGACGGCGAATGGATTAGGCATTCCAAGGCGGCGTTTCAGCGAACCATAACCGCCATTCACACCGAACATATCGTCATCGCCATCCACACCATAACCCGTGCGACATACTTCACCTCGGGGTTGGACGACATATTCTTTCGGCAAATACACACCTCCGGACATTCCACGACCGACCTCACCCGCCATACGAAGAACTTGAAAAGTGCCGATTTCGTTGTCTGGATTAACCATTCCTAATCCACCTTGAACGACATAAGGAACGCGATCTTGACGAACATATCCGCCTTGTCTCTCGCCGAGTTCTTGCTCCATCTCCCACGCGAACTTCGGGCGATGATGCGAACCGTATCCCAAATTATAGGGGGGTGCTGCGCTATTCAAAGCGGGTGCTGGAACAAAATCCAATTCGCGTCCTGCGTGATTGCGATAAAGACGACCTCCGCTCATTCCTGCGCCTTCTTGTTCCTCCTCCACCGGCGCCGCCTCTCCCTCGCCTGGCACAAAAAACTCTGGACCTAACAGTTCTCCTTGCGGGGGGGGTGGGCGAACAGCACCGCCCGGTCTCGGTCTGCGTTCCCTTGTTGCGTTATAACGCGTGATTGCTCTTTTGATATTCGTATTATAACTCACTTCCAATCCTTCTCCCTCTAATATCCCTCTTATCGTTGCGAGGGGTCGCCACCTCTCACCACCGAATTCACCCCGTCCGCTGTCGCTCTGTGGTAGTTTCAATTCGGGTGGATAATTATTGTCGGCAACAAAACGACGAACCGCTTCATCAATATCGTCGGCTGATGCCTCTCTCGCTCCTTCATCACGACCCACCGGCACTTCACCCTCGCCTGGTCCCGCCTCCAACACTTCTCGGGTCTGTCGCCAGTTATTATAAAATTCTAATGTATCCCTGGCAGTCTGGTAAAGCCGTGTAATGAATGCTTCTGTCGCTTGTTGATTGCCTTCTAATCGTTGAATTTCCGCCGCTGCTTGTTGAGGAGTAAGACCATTAAGGGTTATTCCCAATTGAAAATATTGTTGTAAAGGGGCGACTTGTTGTGCGTCCATTCGTTGAACCTCTTCGACTGGTGGCGGTATTCGTAAAGGTTGATCGGGGTCGGCACCAACACCCCGCGCCCATGTTCTAATTATCTGGAACTGTTGTCCTTGCTGTGGTGCTAATGTCATATCTCCCGCTGGATTAAAAGGATCGCGGAGTGCGAGTTCTTGTGCTTGTGCTGCTGCCGCCGCCCGCTGCGCGTCCGCCATCGCGACTGCTTGCTGTGCTTGTTGAACCGCCATAGATGGAACCGGTGCCGTTGGTGGAGCTGGATTTCTCTGGAACTGTGCCGACACATTATTCTCCATCGTATATTCACCAACATCCTTCGCGGATAAGGGGCGAAAAATACCCGCCTGTATATTTTGCGCCGCCAACATCAATAGCGAATACATGTCTCTTAATTCGTTGCGAATGGTGTCATAGACCCTGCCCTGTCTTGTTGCTGGTTGCCCCGGTCTCCCTCTTTCTGGTGCTGGAATGTTAGTAAATAGGGTTGGATATTGTGCGGCAACCTGTTTCATCTGGTCCATCAGCGGAATAAAATAGGCGGAATACATTCGGTCACGAACACGATTATCCTGTTGAATATCCTTGAAAAATAGACTGACATAGGCGACCATTTCATTAAAAGCTTGAACGAATTCTGCCTTACTCGCCAACATCGTCAGCAACGCAGCCTGTTTCGTTGTGCCTTTCAGTTGATCTAAATCAGTAAAAGGTGTTGCCGACACCTGTGCGAATAAATCGTTCTTCTGTGCTAAAATCTGCGACACCTTACTCAAATAGGTTTGGAGTTTAAATGCTGCGCCCGCATCCTTCGCGTCGATCGGTTTAATGCTCTCGCTCTCGCTCTGGACTTGTCTTTTTTCGTTTTCAAAAACTTTTCGCTGTTGATCGCGATTGTAGTTTCGCACTTCATTCATTTCACGAACACGAACAACATTCGGCACCTTGTTCGGCACGGCACGGTTCGCCATAAAGCGTTGTCCGCCCTTTTTCAATAAGGGTTCCTTATTTCCGCCGTATTTATTTCCAATTTCTTTCACAAGAAAAGACCCCAAATCGGGTAAAATAGAACTCGCAGCGGAATAAGCAAGGTCGCCGATTTTTTCAAAACCGCTCCGGTTCTTCAATCGCTCTGCTTCCCTCTGTGCTTCTTCTGCTTTCTTCTGCGCTGATTTCGCCCCGAATAAATCAAAATGATCGGCAACGCTCTCAGCGGTATTCGCAAGGTCATCAAAGAACCCCTTACCGTGTTTTTTTTTCGGGTGTTTCGGCATCTCGTTTTATGCTTTTATGTTATAATAAAAGAATAAAAAATGGGTGATTTATTCCTAAATCATCATCTCAATAAAGGGGGCGGCGGCGGAAGCGATATTTCCAAGATCGTCCCAAAAGTCGCCACCACTCATACCCTTACCAGTAATACCGAGTGGTGGGGCAGGACCACTTTGCCCTAAGTCTGCGAATGTCTGGCTAAGCCCATCAAAAAATCCTCCCATATCATCGCCACCACTCATGCCGCCACCACTCATTCCGCGTCCTTTCTTTTTGCGAATAGAAGCCATATAGGCTTTCGCTTCGGGCGAACCCTTGACAAGGCGCGCACGCTTGCCTCCACTCTGTCCGCAACCCACAGCACGCTCACTTGCGCCACCGCTTTCGCCCATACCCGAAAAGATGTCTCCCATCGCGTCAGCCATCGCCATATTGCCTTCATGTGACAATTGACCGCCACTCTGTCCGCGACCCATCTTCACATTCCCAGGGTTGTTCGCAAGACCCGCACCTGACATCATCGTAGTTCCATACATTTCGGGTTTTAGTTTTAGTCGGTGTGATTTTCCACCGCCGGACCCGACATTTGATTTACCAGCAGTATCCGCCATTTCACCATAAGAATATCTTGGTGCTCCAACCTCACCACTCACGGCGGGTTCCATAATACCGCCACCCGACAATCCTGCGCCGTGAGTGATCGTGAGCTTTCCCCGTCCATGTGACGCCTTGATGTGTTTATGGAGTTGCCTCATCATAGCATAATCTGCTAATGCTTTCTTCATTAACATCACCTTTTCATCCTTCGGCACCATGGAAGGGTGGCGACCACCGAGAAAAGCTTCCGCCATCGGGGTTGAACCTGACATAAGTGCGAGTTCGCTCGCAACATTTCCGCCCGACATACCGCAACCCTCTTGTTCGCCCAAACCGATAAAAGGCAATAATTTAGATGCGACATTCAAAGTCCCTGTAAATCCTTTCACGAACCCATCACCAAAATCGCTCCAAAAGTCGCCGCCGCTCATTCCACGCCCGGTGGTTCGATCATCTAAAATACCGGCGAGTTGCTGTTTCAAAGGAACTGCTCCGCCGCTCTGTCCGCAGCCATATTGACCGCCGGTCATAGCAAGCATATTATTATCCTTAAATCCTGATGGAAAACCGTCCGTTCCGCCACGACCCTCTAATGCTTGTGTAGTTCGACCGAGTAGTTCGGGCATTCCATAGACATTTCCATTCGCTCCACCGCTCATGCCCTTTCCTTTCTTGCGCCGAATAGACGCCATATAGGCTTTCGCTTCGGGCGAACCCTTAACGAGTTTCTTTCCGCCGCTCATTCCGCTTCCAGTTGGGTTTCTGCGACCGGCGACGACGGAGAACTGACCTGATGGAGAAGCAATATCGGCGAGTTCCGCACCGCGACGAACACCGCCCGACATTCCTTTCCCCTTTTTTCCAAACTTGTTATATAAGTTCATACCGGTTTCGATGGCGGGGGCAACATCGCTTACAACTTGACCGACCTTACTAATACCTGAGAGAACATCATCAAAAAACCCGCAACCATTCATATTGCGACCCCCTTTCATAATATCGCTAAATGGACGACCCATCCCTTCTTCACCACCGCTCATCCCGCCTCCCTGATGCGTCGGTCCCATATTGTAGTTTATCATATCGTTTTTGATATTCGCATAATCGTATAATCGCTGCGAACGGGCAAGATCGCGATTATATCCAGTATCGTAGCTTGTCATAATTTACTGTTTATAATATTTCGTTATAAAAAAAATGTTATAAAGTATCGCTAAATGATGGTGTTTTACATAACCGCTAAGTGCTTTTTCAAGCGACCGCCGGATGCTCCGCAACCGTTATTCGTTCCGCCCGACTGACCCCCACCGGAAGTGCCGCCGCCGGACTGACCGTAGCCAAAAGCACCGAGAGCCTGTTGCGCCAAAGGAGCAACTTGACCGACAACACCGGCAACATTCTTGATGGTCTTCATAATATCATCCCATCCACCACCGACGAGACGCTTGACATCACTTCCGGACATACCTGGCTGTGACTTGGCGGAGAGAACATCGCTGCGCGACAAGATTGCCGTGTAGGTCTGTGAAGTTCCGCGCTCCAACACAAAGACACCCGAGTTCATCGTGATTAAGCAAATTTCAAGGTCGTTCGCTGCGAATGCCTGATTAGAATAGTTCTCAATATCGAGCTGGAACTGGAGTTGAAATTGCCCGATGGACCCGGCTGAGAACACATCATCGAGCTCAACATGATTACCCATTTCAAGACACAAAACGGAACCGACAAGAGGAACTTCGTTGTATCCGTTGGGGTTGCCGCCAACACCATTCGCCTTGCCGGTAGCAGCCCATCCGGAGAACTCGTTCCAAGTCTGGTTAGAACCGCTTTCAACGGACATGCGCCACAAGTCATACTGGGTGGCTGACGACAAGAGACCTGCCTTATTGTTAAAATTGACGATAATCTTGCTGATGGGGAAGAAGTGATCGGTGTCATAGCAAGTCTGCTTGCTGACCTGCTTGCGAACACATATAATCAGTTTATCGGGGATGCTATTGAGAGAGATGGATTGAGAGTTGATGGAAGTCAGTTTTGCGGGGGTGATGACCTGTGTATTCGCATCCTTAATTGCTGCGTTGAATGTCTGCCCGATGGGGGACAAGTAGCGAGGATATTCAGCAAAGGGGACACAGTTGCGGGCGCTCACGAGGTCGCTCGGCTGGCGAGTATAATACTGAATGAATAGCTGACTTTCTTCGATGTCGGTGAGACTGACTTTCAGGTCGGCGAATGCGGGGTTGGGGGTAGTTCCGGGCGCACCACTCACTCCATAATCCTTGGCGAGAATGGGACCTTGGGCGGAGCGGAGAATGCGAGAAGTATCGCTCGCCAGGTTAAAGACTATTTGAAGCACTTGTATTCCATAGAAGCCTTGGTTGTTGCTCTTGGGGTCGCACCATATCAAAGGAGACAACATGAACGGTTCCAAAGTTTCGAACCTAATCTTGATTTCACGATCAAGGGGGTCCTCACCACCGGCATAAGGAGTGTTTCCGCTAATACTCAAAAGACGGAAGGAACCGCGAGGCTGGAAGTCTTGGTCGTGAGCGACATCGTTCCAAGCACCCAAAGGAGAGTTGGAAGCACCGACGCTGTCCTGATAGTTATAATAATTATCGGGCATGATGGGGGTAGTGTTGTTGAAGCGAGCAAGATCACGACGATCGTTGAAGCGGAGCAACTGGAAGAGAACATCCTTGTCGTTCTGTGAGACGGTATTGTTGTTGATGGTGAGTTGGACTGTGTTAAGAGCAGTCTGGAAGGGGAAAGGTGCGAGACTTTCGGTGTAGCCGTAGTTGATGGCGAGGGTGCCGACGGGGGTGGGGTTGGGGTCTTCGGCGTTGCGGAAGGTCGCATTCACCGTGAGTTCCATAATATTTCTAATCATAAAGCGACGCCCGATCACGGTGCTCTCACTTGGCGTCTGGATATTGAAAGTGACGCTTGATGTTGATTTGCTGATGGCGTTGTATCTGGAAGGCGTGATGTTTTGAGCGCCCGCAACCACCGCGTAGCGAACGCTGTCAGTAGTATTGAGAACATCATAAAGCACCTTCACCTTGCTAAAATCGCTGGAAGACATTTTTGCGGTTATAATATTAACCAAGAAGAAAATATTATAAGATATGCGATATTCCTAAATTATGATGATATGTTGTTGAATGCCTTTTTGCGGAACATGATTTTAAGATTTGCTCCACAACCATTTTGTAAATAGAAGTCGTGATAAAATCCGTAAATGTCCTGCCATTGGACCCCTAACTGAATAGAAGAAGCGGGGGTATTGGATTGTAGATCTAACAATCGATATTCGGCGGTAGGTTCGTAAATCACATTCGGGAGGTATTCATCACCACGCACTAAATTTACGATGAGATCCGTGACTTCGTTCGCCATATTGTTATTGTTCGTCTGTTGAACTGCGACACTATTGCTAAATAATCGGGGGAGACCGACATTTGAGGGAAGAACTGGAATGAGCGATGCGAGAAAAACAATTCGCGCAACAGGGCACATAATCGGTCCGGTGCCGTATTCTTGTTCCATCGTGAGAGCCGCCCACGATTGTTTTGGTGCTGGTTTTCCGGCGGTAGCGTCAGCAGGCGTCCAATTATCACCCATCTTGGAATACACTCGCATCATAAATGCTTCGCCGATCGCCGATGTATAACTATTAAATACCCATTCAAAACTGCTAAATAAAATATGGAGTGGGGCGTTGAAGAATAGTGTCACGGGGGCATTTGTGAGAAGTTTCGGTTGCGCTGAATTGTAAAACGCCGTATTCTTGGCGTCATAAGCATCTGGAAAATTATAGGGTTGGATGGAGCTGCTAAATCCTGTGCCTGGTGTTCCACCTTGGTTGAATAGTGATTGGGGGCATACAAAGGACGCTTTTGCGGTTGCGTCATTCCATCTAAAAAAGGGCGGATTATCAATATCAAAATCGGCAGGGGTTGGAATGCCCGCCGTTGTCATCGCCGTCAGCAATTCGTTATAGACTTGTGCGAGACACGCATTCAACATGCTAATCCATGCCCCCCACGATTGAACCCAATAGTATTCGCTTGTCACTTGTGCTAAATTTAGAGGGAAGTCGCTGGAAGGAGGGCGAAGACGCTGGTTCTGTAATTCGCCGAGTGCCGACCGATGCGGGATATAATAGACGGGTAAAGTAGCGGTGAGAGGTCCTGCCGTCACGCTTGCTGGAACGGATGCGTCGTAGTATTGAAGCGTGATATTATAGATCGTTCTATTCGGGTAGTTGAGACCATTCTTGCTCTGTTGTGTATCTATTTGCGGAATGAAGATTGGAAGTGCTCCTGCTGTATCGAGTGAGAAGCGAACAATACTCATAAAGTAATCATTTGGGTTGTCTAATAGATTTGAAGAACGGACTTCTGTAAATGACAGTTTAGTTGGGGGAACGCCGATTTCGCTCAATTGCTCGTTCGCAATATCAAGATTGTAATAGACTTGCGTAGGACTTGACAACGCCATATTGTTATATAGATGCGATATATATTAATATTCCTAAAATAATGTATTCGCTCGCTTCGCTCGCTTGTGCGACCCCTAATTTTTACATTTTTACAGTAATAATACAATAAAAACGGTAATAATATAACCAAAATACATTATCACGATGAATAATTTTAAAATTTTTACTGTAAAAATGCGATTGTATCAGTTTTATTTACATTATTAAGGTAATAATCTAAATAATTGTGTAATAATGCGATATTTATCAGTATATATCCCCCCTATTCGCGTAACGATGCTACATTATTATCGCAACCATATATAAAGATGCCGAACAAAATGGATGCTGATGTCGTGAGAGCCAATTCGGCACGACTGGTAAAAGAAGCGAGTGATTATCGCACACTACACGCCACCGCGATCGCCGAGATCATGGACGCACTCCGCCCTCTGCGGAGTTATAAGAAGACGACTGTCAATTGCCCCTGTGGAACGCGTGATGTAATCTATTGTAAAATGCCCCAACACATTTCATCAAAAAAACATCGTAAGGTGTTTGAGACACCTACACTTGAAGATTTTGCGGGGGTAATAAAACCAAAGGAAATGATATATTCGGCTGAACCCTCGGTTGCTTTCGCTTTCGACCCTCCAAGCCATTTAGGAGCCAACACCAATCCGTCTGTTGAAAACCAAGATCACTAATCAATACCGCCAAGATAAATTCGCCATTTGTTATATAATATCCTTTCTGTTCTTCTAACCGATGTTTAAGGTAATACGATGATAAGAAGTCTTTTGAAAACCGATATTGCGATGTCTTAAATATGGATGGTATATCGATCGCCGCCTGACGGATCACACGCTCATAATCCGCTTCCGTGATTTGTGAATGAAGGGGTATGGGTTGAAATTCCTTCGCAGGGACGAACCCGTCTTTCGCCAGTTCTACATGAAAATAATCGTGCTGAAAACACGGATGATGATGCGATTGTTCGTATATAATGTCTAACCATCGTTCGCAATTCGCCCATGAATTCCTTTCCATTTTATCAGTATATATGTATAGACTGATAAGTTTTATTTATATCCTTTTTCGGTGGTGGTGGTGGTGGTGGCGATGGTTTTAAAACATATATTCCTAAAAAAAACACCTAACATAACAAAGGATTTGAATAATAAAATGCTTGTCGCGAAAAAGCATTTTATAATGGGTGGAGTGTAAGGGTCGCAACAATCCCTTACATATTGCCTAAATAAAAAAAAATTGGAATGATTTGTTATGTTAGGTGTTTTTTTTTGAAAACGAAGTGAAAATACCATCACCACCACCACATCACCACAAAAAGGATTTGAATAATTAATAAGGATAAAACTCCTCAGCTCTCTTTCTCGCCTTTTCAACTACCCTTGCTAAATAATCTTTCGGGTTGTCAGCTCCTTCACGGGCATAAATCGTTTTAAGAACATTATCTTTACCCACAAACTCCATCATATCATCGATCGCAATCTTCTTCTTCTGCGCGACCATCTTTTCTCTCTGTTTATCTACATCCTGAATATGTTGTCTGCGTCTTGCGTCTGCTTGTTGTTCGGGTGATAATACCGCACGCTCGGGCAACTTCCCCGTGACCTTTTCAATCCCCTTCTTGAAATCATCCAATAGACCTGACCCTATAATCCGCTTAAATTCACCAGGGGGGGCTGTCCTGTAAAAGCCAGCATTCGCCATTATTCCGCATCCTTGTAAATGGTAAAAGGGTGTCTCACCCCCGACGAATACAGGGTTGGCGAGAACATGTTGCTTGTATTTATCATATCCAGGTAAATAATCCGCAACACTCGACGGATAATACTTGTAAGATGGACGAACTTCCGTTGGATTATCAAATCGCCCTTGGAGTAAATACAGGGGGTCGCCATCGGCATAGATCCGCTTGTTCTTCTTCGATAATTCCACATTCGGTATATCACTCGTCTCTATCGCTGGATTATAAGTTCGTGCTTCCTTCACCATTCCACGCTTGATGAGTTCGTCTATCAGCGTTCCACCGAGCGAATGACCCGTCGCATAATAAGTGAATGACGATACAGGAAAACGGTTTTGAAACTCCGTGATGGTTGCGAGATCTTCCTTGAACCGCTGACTATCAGGAATGACGCTGAATGCTGTGCTGAACCACGCACGAAAATCACGAAAATCGGCAGTTCCACGCACACCGATCACCATTATATTTTCACCGTCCTTTTGATAAAAGACGAGCGTTGGGGTCTTCTCTTTTAATGTAAAACCAGGCACCGGCGCCATCTCATCACTCGTCGCCTTATAAGAATTATCGGCGATGGTCTTCAATATCGCCTTATCTGGAATACCCGTCGTCTCTTGTGTCGCTTCTGGGGGTGGAGAAGTCTTGTCTGCGATAATAGGTGTTTTAGGAGTTCCAAATATATAAGACAAGTCGGTAAGTTTTTTCAATCCATCAAAAAATCCATCACCTTTCAGTCCTTTCTTTTTCGGGCGAATACGAATACCTCGCTTCACCTTTACCATATGACACGCCTTAATATATATAAGAAACATTATAAAAAATAATATCTTGCGAATAAGTATAACGGCAGAATGTCATTTAATCTTGGTTTAAAAGCATACGACGGGCAACTACCCGCATGGATCCCGACTACGAGTGGTGGTGGGGGCGGAAATGGTCTTGGAGCGGTGCTTGCGATTAATAATAGTGCGAACGACCCCTCAACAGGTCTTCCACAGGACGCAACTGATTTTAAGGATATTGGGTGTGAAACAATAGAAACAGGAAGAGTATATCAGGGCAATCAGGCGGCGCTACAAATCGGCGAAGCGGGTGATGATCTTATATTGCTGGGTGCTACTGATAAGGGCAGTATTGTTGCTGGAAATGGAACTTTCACAAGAGAAGTTCCGGTGGGTGCTAATGGGTTGTTTTTGATGGCGGATAGCTCGGCGGGTGAAGGTCTCACATGGGCGGCAGCGTCGGGTCCTGCTGGTCCTACAGGTGC